GCCCGGACCGACGCGTCTCGGGCGATCCAAGGCGATCCTCGATCGAGCGCTCGATCGACCCGGCCCGAGCCGACTCGACGAGCCGAGCGAGGTCGCTCCTCGATCGATCGCTCGACCGACGAGCCGACGCCGACTCGCCAGGACGACCTAGGACGCGTCCGACCCGCTCGACCGGCTCGAGGCTCGCTCTCGATGCTGAGCGTGCCATGCGGTCACTGCGGCATGCATCGAAGACCGGCGCTCGGGCGGGATCGATCGGTCGCGAAGTCGATCGAGGCAGGCATCGATCGGGGTCGCCAAGGCGTCGAGTCGAGCGTTAGCGTCGGCCGCGATCGCGGTCGCCTGGCCGAGGTCGGTCACGATTACCCATGTCGTCCCGCCGATCCAACCCTCGGCGGCTGCGGCGAGGATCGCGGCTCGCATCCGCCGCAGCACCTCGACCTGCTCGCGAGTCGATCCCCAAGGCGGCACATCGAACAGCGTCGACGCGAGCGCATCCCAATCGAAGACGAGGTCGCCAGGGGCTCGACGCTCTCGCACGAAGGTCGACTTGCCCGCGGCGGGCGGTCCGGTCACGACCCGGATGTGCGTCTCGTGCGGGCCTCGTCCGATCCCTCGAGCGAGATCTCGGGTGGTCTTCTGGTCGTGATGCTTGCGGCACAGGGGCTGAAGGTTGGACGGGTCGTGGATCGAGCCGCCCTCGGCCTTGGGCACGATGTGGTCGACGCAGTCGGCGATGGTCGACTTGCCGATCGCAAGACACATCCGACAGAGCGGCTCCTCGAGGCGGGTCGCGGTCGAGAGCCGGTCCCAAGACTTCGGGTACTTGCGGACCTTGGCACCGACGCTCGGCGGCTTCTTCATGCCTCGACCTCCGAGACCGTCACGAGCACGCACGGGCCGCCCGAGCCGGCGTATCGCTTCTCGACGCGCTGCCGCACGACCTGCGAGTCGTCGACCCACACGATCCCGGTCATTGCGTCCTCGATCGCACGGAGGAGCTTGGTCGCGTCAGGCCTGACCTCGTGCCACACCGGCGCGTCGGGCCGGAGCGAGTCGCGTCGATAGTGCGCCTTCGGTCTCGGCATGTAGATCAGGACCTGGAGGTCGAGCGGCCCGAGGAACGGCTCGACGCCCGCCATCTGGCCCGCGGCGGCGGCGGCGACCGATCCTCTCCATGCGCCATTGCGCTTGCACGCGTCGATCACGACGGTGCGGCCGGTGCGGGTCCGAAGCGCCCGCTTGCTGCCGCCAGGTGCGGCGATCCCCGGGATGGTGAACGAGACGGATCTCACTGCAGGAACCTCAGGAGCGAGTCGAAGCGAGCTATGACTTGCGCCGAGTTGAAGCGCAGGACGCGCTTGGACTCGACCTCGAGGCGATCGCGCTCGCGTCGGATCGCCTCGTCGATGGAAGCGTTCTGGTGAAACAGGCGAGCCGTGCGGGCTTCACACCGCTCGAGCTCGCCCCTGAGCATCTCGTTCTCGGCCTGAAGCCGTGCGAGCTCTAGGCTGGCCCGTCGCATGGTCAGAAGCCTCGTTTCCCCCGCGTGACCGCCTCGACGACCGCGGGCCCGTCGCAGACCGCCGCCCATTCGCGGAGGTCCTTGTGCCGCGGCGGCGGCGAGATCGTCACGCAGGACCGGGCTCGGCCTCGCTTGAGGATCAGGCCTCGCAGGCGCTCGGCTCCTTCGCGTCCTGGCCCGTCATTGTCGCGAACAATCACGACATCGCAGTCGGCCGCGTACTCGACCGCTTGCTGCTCGACGGCGAGGCACCCGGGCCGGGCGATCGCCTGAAGGCCGAGCGAGATCGCGGCGGCGAGGTCGCTCTCGCCCTCGACGATGTACAGGTCCCGCTTGCGGTCGGGTCGCGAACGGAACTCGGGCCAATCGGGTCGCCCGGGTATCAGCAGCCCGTTGCGGCTGCCGACGATCGCGGCCTTCTTCGATCCGACTCGCGTGCGGATCCCGCACACGACCCAATCGCCTTCGGCGTTGCGGCCGTACATCGGAAACAGGTGGCGCCTGCGTGCGTCATCCCACCCGGGCGCGAGCGCGGCGACCGCCGAGTAGGGCAGTCGCCACCGAGCGGCGAGGAGCTCGATCGACGCGTCGACGAGATCGCGGTTCGATCGGTGCTCGTCGAGGTACCGGCTCATGTCCGGCATCACGACCCGATCGGACCGCTTGCACACCGTCGCCGCTTCGAGGTTGACGGGCGAGCCGTCGATCGAGTGGAGCCATCCGGCCGACCGGATCGGCTTCTCGCTCCGCACGCGTGGGCAGATCACGAGCCGACGCCGGAGGTCGATGAGGCACCACGATTGATTGCGGTGCAGGTGTGCGCAGATCGGGCAAGGCAGGTTTCGATGGACGCGCTCGCCCTCGAAGGTCGGCTCGCCGGTGCGCTTGTCGACCAGGACCACGGCGAAGTTGCTCATGGCTCCTTCCCTTCGCGAATGAGATCGCCGATCCGATCGAGGTTGTCGACGTCCCGCTTCCACGACTCGGCGGCATCGGCCACGCCTTCGGCCGCCGAATCGGTCGACATCGCCCAACAGGCATCAGCAGCCGACTCGAGCGAGTCGAGAATCCGCTTGAGATCATCCTCAGCCACGGTGAAGGTCACACGGATGCTTCGCACTTTCGAGCCCTCCTTTGAAGCGCCGCCCGAGCCTGCTCGAGCGAGACGAGATGCTTGACCTGAACCCAATGCGTCCACGCCCCTTCGATCGCCCGTCCCTGGCCGTCGACCGGCTCGATGAGCACCATCGGATCGCCGAGATCGGTCTCGACGGCGCTGGCGATGCGGGCGCGGAGATAGACCACGCGATCGACTTCCGCCTCATGAGGGTTCATTTGCGCCTCCCGCGTCGGCTTCGGGCTCGAGCATCGGCCACAGGTTGCGATGCAGCTCGAAGATCAGCCGAGCCGCGATGAACTCGATCTCGTGATGGGCCTCGCCGACATAGTGCCGACTCGCGGCGCGTGCGGTCGCCGATCGCTCGCATACCTTCCGGGCGGCGGCGAGCTCGAGCCGGTCACACAGGCCGACGAGCTCGGTGGTGTCGAACTCGATATCGAGCGCGTCGCCGACCCTCGTGACCTTCGGATAGGGCTGCTTCTCGCCGTGCTCCTCCTCGCAGTCGCTGAGGAACTTCGCCGAGGCGATGAGGGACCGGAGCTCGTCGATCTCCTTCGCCGCCTCGAGGAGGAGACAGGCGAGACCGACGTCTTCCTGCTCGCGAGCCGATCGCTCGCGAAGTCGCTTGACGGTGTCGAGCATCAGCGTCCCTCCCCGTTGAACAGGCCACGCCACCCTTCGCGATCGGCGATCTCCTCGGGCGAGAGGCGGATGCACTCGTCCTCGTCCCCGATCCCGTGCCACACATCGCGACAATACCGTCTCCGAACGTCGTCGCGCTCGCTCGTGAGGCGGTCGATCTCCCTGGCCGCATCGAGCAGCAGGTCGCCGACCTGCATGCGTTCCGCCGCCTGGATCTCGACGACTTCCTTCAGCGCCCGGTCGATCAACCGGATGAGCGCCTCGATCCTGCCCGCGCTCGTCGGCGCGATCCGTTCCTTCGTGCCTTGCATCACTGGTCTCCTCATGCCTGACCGGCGACGGCGAGCGACGCGCTCGATCCGCCGGTCTTGATCTGGTCGATGATCTGACTCGCCTCGCGTCGGTTGAACTGCGAGGGGTCGTAGCCGTGCTTCCGCAGCACCCAAGCCTGCGCCTCGGACGGCTTCCCGAGGATGCGCTCGATGATCGCGCTCGCCTCCTTCTTGCAGAGCCGGTCGACGTTCGCGATGCCGTTCCTGAGCAGGAAAGCCCGTTGCTTCGGCGAGAGCGGTTGCATCCGGGCGGACGCCGAGACCTTCGGGGCGACGATCCCGACGAAAGCGAATGGATCGATCTCGTTCGTGGTGAAGCTCGCCCGTGCGACGATCTTCCGTCGGCGATGCGCTTCCTCCTCCGCTCGGATGAGTCGGTCCTGCTCGTCGAGCTCCTCGAGGATGTCGATCTCGTCGCCCTCGCCGGCGTTGGAGACTCGATCGCGAACGGCATCGCGGGTGCGGTCGTCGTACCTGCCGCCGAGCGCATCGGCGGCGGTCATGAGCCGGTGCCGACCCGCGTTGCCGACGAAGTCGAGGATGAGCACGCCGTCCTTGCGGCTCGCGTGGATCGATTCGCGGCGACCGTCGGCATCCTCGATCGCATCGACGACGCCAGGGAGCGGGCGAAGCCCGCGGCCGCACATCTGCGTGTACAGCGCTCGCGACTTGGTCGGCCGCATCATGGCAATGACCTGCACGCCGCGGCCGTCGGCGGCGGCGTCGTCCCACCCTTCGGTCGCGATCCCGACATTGACGAGCACCTGCAGCTCGCCCGACGAGAATCGGCGGAAGATCTCGGCTCGGCGATCGAGCGGAGTCAGGCCGTCGACGCTTGCGGCGGTGTCGGGCCGGACCCGATTCGCGATCTCGGCGAGCCGCCTCGCCTGCTCGACGGTCGCCGCGAAGACGAGCGTGCGCCGATCGCCCGCGATCTCGAGGGTCGGCCGCATCATCCGATGCAGGTTCGCCTCATACTCGAGCACCCGGGCGAGGTCGCCGCCGTTCAAGTCGCCCGCCGTCGTGCGGATCTCGGAGTAGTCGAGGCCTTCGACATCGACGACCGACTGGCGGATCGGGACGAGCCACCCGTCCCTGATGCCGTCAACGATGTCGTACCGGTACGCGACGGTCTCGAAGATCTCCCCGAGCGCCGCCTCGTCGGATCGGTCCGGCGTCGCCGTCGCGCCGAGGATCTTCGCGTGCCCGCCGAAGTGCTCGATTACGGTCTTCCAGGTGCCCGCGACCGCATGGTGCGCCTCGTCGAGCACGAGGGTGCCGAAGCGCTTCGGTTCCATCCGCCGCAGTCTCGACCCGCGACCTGCGGCGAGGGTCTGCACGCTTGCGCACACCACGGGCGCGATGCGGAATCCGTCGTGCACCGCACGCCGGTCGGCCATGTCGACATCCGCCTCGAGACCGGCGAGCCTGTGGACGGTCCTCGCCGCCTGGTCGACGAGCTCGCCGCGATGGGCGACGAGACAGCATCGACCCGTGCCCGAGCGATAGCGGCGGGCCATCACCTGAGCCATCACGACGGTCTTGCCAAGACCGGTCGCCATCACGAGCAGTGCCGACGAGTGGCGTCGGAACGAATCCTCGATCGCGGCGACGGCCTCGGCCTGATACGGGCGAAGTCTCATCCCTTGAGCTCCTCGGGAACGGCGGTGTCCCAGAACAGCCGACCGACCCACCCGCGACCCTTGCACGTCGCGCACCCCTCGCCGTGGCAGTACGGGCACGGCTTGTGCGGCATGGCCATCCGAATCCTCGAGCGGATGTCGCGAAGGTCAGGGACGATCGAGCTCGACAGGAAAGCGCCGTGATCCTCGCGCTCGATGATCTCGACGAGCGCCGACTCGCATGCCGAGACCTGCTGCTCGATCTCGCGAAGCACGCGCTTCGCCTCCTTCATCCGCTCCTCGACGGTCGCGGTCGCCTCGGGCTCATCCGCCTCGGCCTCGATCTCCTCGACGATCTCGTCGGTCTCCGTCTCGGCGGTCTCGTGCTCGATCGACTCGAGCCGCTTCCGCATCGATGCGACGAAGGGGTGCGTGACGCCGACCTGCTTGGCGAGCTCGCGGTCCGACATCACGGCGAAGGTCATGTCGCCGAGCAGCATCGCGACGGCCCGTCGCTTGTCGGCGACCGATCGCTTCAGGCCGTGGGTGCGGTTCGCGCCGGCGGCGGCCCACACCGCATCGGCCCACGTACCTTGCGTCACGATCGCCTCGATCGAGTCGTGCCCGACCTGCTTCGCGCCCTCGATGCGATGGAAGCCGTCGACCGCGACGATCCCGCCGTCGGTCGCGATGCACTCGATCGGCGGAAGCTTGACGCCTTCGGCGATGAGTCGGCCGTACTCCTCGGCGGTCTCGCCGTCGAGATTCGCCCGCGATTGGAGCGCGGGAGTCACTTGGATGTCTGAGATTCGGATTCGCGTCGTCTTCTTCATGGTTCACCTGCTTCCTTGCACTTGAGCCAGACCCGCCACGCGACCCGAGTGATGGCGTCGCGTGCGGAATGCGCTTGCACCGTCGCCTAGCCCATGCCTTTCGCGTGCCTCGTCGTGCGGCCTGTTTGGGGGTCTGTTCTCCCGGGTAGGACGAGGCCTCACCCCATCGCGACGACGAGTCACGACGGCGTCCCGACGGTCAATCGAGACGACTCCGGCCTTCGCGCTTCCGCATCGCTTGCTGGATGGCGATGCGTGCACCGGCGTCGAGACGCACGGGCGAAGACCGTTCTGCAGACTGCGGCGATCGATGCGGGCCGCTTTCCCGCCACGTGAGACCCCGCAGGGTTCAGGCACCTCACGCAATGCCCTGGTTGTTCCGACGAAAGCTCGACGCCGACCTGAGGCCGACGCCGAGCGCAAGGAGAGAAGACCCCGCGGTCGAGGCTCATCGAGCCGCGGGGCGTCTCGGAAAGGGTTCAGGATGGCTCGACCTTCGGCGGCTTCGCGTTGTCTCGCATCCACTCGCCGATGCGACGCCGATGCCCCGTCGGCCACTCCGCGGGATCGAGCGACAGCGGGACGCCTCGCACGCCGAGAAGCCCTTCGCCGACGAGCGCCTTGTGGAGATCCTCGAGCGCGAGATCGCGGTCACGAAGCTTCGCCTTGAGCTCGCTCGCGAGCGCGAGACCGAGCGGGACATCGGCCGCGGGTGGTAACGTTTCCACCTTCGGCTGCGGCTTGCGCTTCGTCACGGCATCGTTGCCGTCCTGATCCTCGTCTGCCACGATCCCCAGTGCCGCGGCCAACGCATAGCGACGGAAGTAGGTCAGGGTCGCTCCGACGGACTGCGGCTTGGAGGCATCAGGCATGAACGGGAACCTTCCCAGTTCAAGGATCTCGCCCGACTCGTGCAGGACCCGCGTCTGGATCTCGAGGTAGTGACCGTCGCCGGTCATACATCGGGAACAGAGACCGATGGGAAAGATCGGCTGAACGAGCGCCAACTTATGCCGGGTCAGTGCCTCGCGAGCCGCCTCGACGAACGACGCCAGCGATGCATACTGGAAACCGCCCTTGCCGAATGCCGTATTGACTCGATCAAATGCCGGGTTGCGGATCTCGCCTAGCGCGGCAACGAATGCTGCTTGAACTGCCTTCATCGACGCACCGCCTTGCACTCGAAGCGCCGCGTCATCACCGGCATCGTGACGGTCGCCGCGATGTCGGGGTGCTCGCGCCGGAGTCGATCGGTGTTGATCCGGTTCGACTCGCTCGCCTTGTAGGAGACGGTGAAGTCGCCCGCGTCGGCATGCTCGGCATCGCCGAGCGCGGTGATGATCGCGGCCTTCAGGTCTTCACACTCGCGCTCCCACTTCGACATGACCTCGCGAGCCTCGACATACCGTCGCACGACCTGCATCGTCGGCTCGGCGAGCTTGATGCTCGCCCCGTTGCGCTTGACCTTCGCGAGCGTGTCGAGCGATCCGACAGAGCCTTCGGGCGGCTTGTCGCGAAGCACGTTGTCCTTCCAGAAGCGCTCGCACGACTCGACGATCCGGGTCGAGAGATCGGGGTCGATCCGCACGGGATGGATCGTGAGCTCGAGCCCGCGGAAGGCGCGAAGGCATGCGACGAATCCGCGATCGGACTCGGCACACCACATCTGATGGTGCACCTGGACGAGCACGCGATCGGGGATCTCCGCGGAGTTGTCGGGACCCCAACCGTCGACGAGTCCGGTGGTCTTCACCTCGACGATCGGCGCGCCCTTCTGTGGCTCGCCGACCATGCCGTCGATGTTCGCCCGCATTCGACCGCGAACGAACGACCATCGCGGCGCTCGGACGGTGTCGTTGATGCGACGACCGACGAGCTTCAGAAGACCTCGCTCGAGCGCGTTGCCGAGCTCCGCCTTCTCGCCCGCCTCGAATCCGTCGACGCGTCCGGTCTTCTCGAGCCACACATCGTGGGCGGTGCGATACGGGTCGAGACCCATGATCGCGGCGGCATCACTCGAGCCGATGCCGCTCTTCCTGGCTTCCTTCTGTCGTGCCGTAATCATTCGAGCCTTTCCGGTCCTGTGGACCTTGAGGCTCGGCTTCAGTGCGGGGGATCGAATCCCCCCGGCTCCACTTTGCCGAGCCACGAGACGCTGCGGGTAATACCGTGCTTCTCTCGGCTTGCAAACCCCCTGGCACGCACATTTTCCCGGGTCGCGATCCCCGCGTCGATTCTGGCGAGGATTCTCGACCTTCGAGGCTTAGAGTCGTTTCAACCACAAGCCTCGGCATCGCCTCGGCCGCCCTCGCGAGCGCCTCGTCGCGGGCGGTCACGTAGCGGAGGGTCGTTCGCGGGTCGACATGGCGGGCGAGTCGAGTCAGGTCCCACATCGGCACGCCCGCCTCGGCCCGGATCGTGATGGCCGCCTTCCTGAATCGATGCCACTGGCCCGCGCCCGACTCGATGCCGCATCGACGCATGTCCCGCTCGAGGGTGCGATGCGTCGGGACCATCGCGAAGACCAACGGGCCTTCGCATCGAGACCGCCACCACCTCAGCACCTCGACGGCTTCCTCGCACAACGGGATCGAGTCTCGACGCCGAGCCTTGTCTCGCGTCACGACGAGCGAGCGCCGCTCGAGATCGACGTCGGCCCATCGCTGCGTTCTCGCCTCGCCGATGCGAAGCCCGGTCGTGGCGAGCACGAGGTACAGCGTCGCCCGCAGGTCCGCACCCTTGCTGAGCCTGAGGTTCGACTCCTCGATGTCCCGCCTCGCGATCGCCACGAGCGCGGCGACCTCGTCGGCGGTGAACGCGCTCGCCCCCTGCCCCGATCGCTCGCGACGGGCGAGCCGGACGAGCTCGAGGGGATTCGCATCGAGCCGCTCGACCTCGACCGCCCACCGGACGAAAGACCGGATCGCCGAAAGCGCATTGGCCCGAGTCTGGCTCGCCGCGCCCTCGTGACCGATCCTCGCGAGCCAGGCGGTGACGAGTCTCGCCGAGATCTCCTCGAGCGAACGGACGCCAGACTCGCGAGCGAAGCGCAGGACGATCCTCGCCTGCTTGGCGGCGCTGTATCGATCGCGGCCGAGCCGGTCGATCGAGTCTTCGATCCATGCATCGATGTCGCCCACGAGATCTTCCCGAATCGATTCAACGCCGACGAGCCGAAGCCGAGCCATGCACTCCTCCTTTCGCGACATAGGGCATACCGTGTGCGCGCCGGGCGATGCCACCCCTGATGGGTGAAACGATTCAAAGATCGGGGGTCCTGGTCCGAGAACGACCTCCGGCCGACTCGAGGAGGTCTTTCGAGCCGACCGGAGGTCGGGAGTGGATTCGATGTCGCCCTAGGCTCGCCAGAAGGCGCCCGGACGCGTCCGGGGCGATCGGGCCGACTCAGGCCCTTCCGGCGTCCGGGCGCGTCCGGGGTCGTCCTGGCGGCTTCAGGGCCATCGGCCTTTCGGGCAAGTCGCCCCGGGCATCTGGACCTTCTTCGACAAGGCCGAGCGATCGCTCGACCCGCAGCCGCAAGCGCCGCACCAGCCGATCGGCTCGGCCGATCCGGGTCGGCTGCGCCGATGCTCGCAGCCGAGACAAGCCTTCGCTCGAGCGAGTCGCGTCGAGGTCGGGGTCGCCCCGAGTATCGCGAGGCTCGCGACCGCCTTCAGGTATCGCCACGCGTTGCCCGGCGTGAATCTCGCCCGCGACTCGCGAGTCGACATCGGCGGCGGCGTCGGCGGCTTCGCGACGGGCGAGCTCGATCGCGGCCGGATCGTGCCGGGTGCGGAGTGCGGACCGAGATAGGAGTTGTTCATGCGCATGGGTGGTCTGCCTCGCCGGGCGGATCGGCGTCGCACGCTTCGGCCGCCGTGTGGCCGTCACAGCATCCCGACCCGTCCTCGATGATCGGGATGCAGAACGTCCCGCAGCACATCGTGGCCTCGGTGCATCCCGCCTGAATCGCGGCGCAGACTCCCCGATAGGCGAGGAGCGAGTCGTACACGTTCGGCACTGCGTCGGCGATCGACTGCGGCACGGTCAGGTCCCGGCAGTAGAACGGGCACTCGATCCCGTAGTTGCCTTCCTGGCGTTGAAGCGTGAACAGGTACGCGTGATTCAAGACCTCGCACTTCGGGGCATATCGCCATGTCGCCGCATCGCACGCCGAGCCCTCGCCGGTGTCGACGAAGCGGATCCGCGTGAATCGGAAGTGGATGCCGTCGCAGTTGGCGGCGATCATCACATCCTCACACGGCGTGTTTCGCCCGCCGTTCTCCGGCGCGAAGAGGCAATAGTCCTGCGCATCGCAGCCGACCTGTGGGCATGCGCCCGATCCGCACGCGCGTTGCTCGACGCTCGTGCACTCGTCGCAGGTCGGCGGGGTCGTCCCGCCGCAGTCATTCACGGTGTAGTCGCGAGGGAAGCCGGATACGGTGATGCAATCTCCCCCGCAGATGTCGGAGTCCCGCCTGAGTATGTGCGGGATCAGGTCGTCTTCCTGACTTCCGACGCCGCCTCCGGTCGAGACCGCATCCCAACATGTCCAGTCCCATCCGCCCGGCCTCGCGTGGAAATAGACGTACTGGCGATCGGCCCAAAATACGAAGTCGTCATAGTCGGCATCGCCCTCGACGGGATACGGCCCGCCGTTCCACGGATCGAGGTCCCACGACGCGGGGATCTGGATGTCGAGCGTTCGTGCCTTCGTGCGCTCGAGCCTGACCCATTCCCATTGCGAGCCGCCACTGCCGGGAACGTTCTGGACTCGCCACAACCTGCGGCGCACCGGGCCGAGCGGATCCATCGAGTCGCATGTCGGGATCGAGCCCGTGTAGACCTCGGGGAACCGATCCTTGAGCTGCTGCCATTCTTGTCGCACGACCTCGCGCCAGTCGCGTGTGTCGAAGTATCCCGCATTGCACAGCTTCGCGAGGATCGCCTGGCTCGGCGGGTCGACGCTCCAGTCGGCCGTGAGCTGTTGGTACAGGTCGCATCGATCCTGCTCGGTGATCTTGCCGCGCTCGACCGCATCATCGAGGTCGAAGTCGAACAGCGGAGCGCCGGAGCACGCATAGATCCAATGCTTCGGGCCGATGCACTGGAACGGCGTGCCTTCGCCGTTCGGCTCGGTCAACTCGGGATATGGGTTCGGCGTCTCGCCGCAGTCCGCGAAGCGGTACCAATGTTCCTTGTGAACGATCGCGAGCGTGTGACCCCAAAGGGTGCCGAGCACGTATGGCGTTGTCGGGCACGGGGTCGCGGGCTCATATGCCATGAGCGAATCGTTCGAGACGCTCCATCGCAATGACGCTCCATCGTCGTAGCACAGGATGTCGAGCGCGAGCCAGTAAGCCTCGAACTGTTCCATCACCTGCTTCTGGTACGGCGATACGTTCTTTCCCTGGCCGTCGGGATCGCACACGCAACCCTCGTTGCCCAACGGACCGCTGCCGCAGCACACGCCCGCCGTCTCGCTCGTGTCGCATACCCCGCATCGAATGACGGACCGATCGACGCCGACCTGGTAGCGGAACTTGACGACTCGAAACTTCGGCCCCTTGCCGAGGTAGTCGTACAAGGCTCGAATCGGCGGCGCCTCCTCGATCTCGGTCGAACAGCAGTAGGAGAAGCAGTCGAACTCGCCCTCGGGCGGGGAGATCGGGCAGCAACCCGAATCGGTATCCGTGCGAGCGGGACGCTCGATCCAGAACATGAGTCGCTGTCCGGGACCGTGGCAACATCCCGCCTCGTCGTGGATCGTCGCGCCGACGATGCAGGTATCGCACGAGCCGACGCCCGGCGTGCAGCAGCATGCCCGGGTGTTACTCATCAGTCAGTTGCCAGTCGTACGCGACCACTGTGTAGCCATGAAGGCTCGAGGCGCTGCGCCAGCCGAGATCGACCCATGTGCCGTCCGACCTCATCGCCGTGAGCCTGACCTTGCCGCAGCCTTCAACGATCAGCATCGGCTCGCCCGTCGGGACCACGGCCGGCACCGTCTCGCATCCGGCGAAGAACACGACGAATGCTGTCGCGATGCCCAACGCCACCGCCGACAACGGGTGGGCGAGCAGGCCGGTCAAGCAGCGCGACGATGATCCCGACGACGATCGGAACGAGCAAAGCGACGAGCTCCGCCATATCACGCCTTCGCTCCGTCGCCAGGAAGCCCGGACACCTTGGCATCCTTCGCGAAGAGCAGGCCGATGCCGCTCATGATCGCGGCGACCGCGACTGTGAGATCGGGGTTCGTCGCCGGGTCTGCATCGATCGCAGACTGCACGATGCTCGCGATCGCCGCGATGATGGTAGTGATGCCGAGAACGGTGGTGCGCCAGGACTTGCTCATCGGTGGCCTTCCAGTCGCGTGATGCGACGATCGTGGTGCTGCGATCGCTCGTCGAGCGCCGAGATGCGTGCGTCGATCTTCGCGATGCGGTTGTAGAGAACGGCCGCCGCGGACCAGACCGCGAGGAACGAGCCGAGGATGGACAGGACGGTATCAACGGTCACGAGAGGATCTCCGCCCGCCGTGCGGGCGACAAGATGCCGAGCGAAACGAGGTAGCCCATTGCGGCGACGGTCACGGGATCGTCGGAGACGATCTCTTGCGCCGCCTGCGACATCATCAGGAAGTCGGCGAGCATCGAGTCCGACTGGCTGCCCAAGCGAATCGCAGAGCGTTCTGCAGGCGTGAACCGGTTCAAGAACTCATATGCGGTCCAGCGTCGCGACTCCACAGGCGGAGTGAACGTCGTGCCGTTGTAATCCCATCCGATCTGCACGAGCTCGCCGCACGGAACGAATGGCAATGGCAGGTCGATGCCGACCACGACATTGAAGACCTTGCCTTGATTGATCTGCGCGTATCGCATCACCAGAACCTCAGGGTCACGAATCCGGCTCCGCCCGCTCCGCCGTTTCCGGCACGCGAACCCGCCGTAGTCCATCCGGTCAACGTCCCTCCACCGCCACCACCGCCGCCTCCCGCACCACCGGCACCACCATCTCCGCCGTTCCCGGCGACCGTTGCGCTTCTGTACCCCGTGGCACCGCTTCCGCCGCCGCCGCCGAACAGACCGCTTCCGGCGGCACCGGCGGTTCCGTTCGTTTGTAATGCAGTCGGGCGGGCCGCACCCCGAGCGTTGTCTGCGACCAACTGAAGCAACAAGCCGTCGTTCAAACCGCTCGCACCCCCATCAGCACAGTTGCTATCGCCGTTGTTGGTCGTGCGGCCCGCACCGCCCCCGCCGCCTCCGCCGCCGTACAGGTTGTTTCCGCCCGCGTACGCGGTGTTTGTCGAACGTGCGCCGCGACCACCAGACCCGCCTTGAATGCCGAAGTGTTGGCTTGACGAAACTGCCCCCGCTTGTGCAGTGGTACCGGCATTTCCGCCTGCGCCGCCGGGAAACTTCGCGATAAGTAACGCGAACCCGTCGTCTACTGTCGTGTCGCCGCCAGCGGTCCCTGCGCCTCCGTTTGCTGAAGCAGCACCAGACGCTCCACCCGCTCCGCCAGCACCACCGGCACCGATCGCGACGGCAATGGTTGAGGGTGAAGACAGATCAGCAAGTCTGAAGACGTGCAGCCACCCCTGACCGCCCTGACCACCGCCGCCTCCGGCACGAGCAGCATCGATGTCGAACTGAAACTGCGCGCCGCCACCGCCACCACCGCCGCCCGCACCGACGACCATCATGTAGGTCGCACCGGCGGGGACCGTGATGCTGGTCGTGGTCGTGGTGTACCGGACGGTTTCGTACAGGTCCGGCGTCGCGTCGTTGTTCGTGCCGCTCGTGAACGCCTTGGTCGGGATCTCGACTGCACCCCACCGTGCGCCTTGCGAGGGTGTGGAGTCAGCGACGAGGATCGTGCCGTTGGCCCCGACGGCCAACCGAGCCGCGGTGTCGGCAGTAGTGCCGAACGCGAGATCACCCTTGGCGTCCCAAATCGTGTCGGTGGCCACGCTGCCGCTGCCGCCCGTCGGTGCCGCCGGTGCCCACGCGGTGCCATTGAACGTTAGCACCTGCCCGCTGGTCGCGCTGCCCGCAGTCAGGTCGCCGACGGCGTGGGTGTGCGATGTCGCAGCAGCGCCGAGGGTCGTGCGTTGCGCTGCGGCATCAGCGTCGTCGAGGAGCGCTCGTCCCGCTGCCGTGCAGGCGATCTCCTCGACGTCACCGGAACTAGGGGTGGCCCGACCAAGCAACTTGTCGGTGGCAATGTTCTGCATCTTCGCGAACGTAACCGCGTCGTTTGCGATGGTCAGGTTGTTGTTGTTCTCCGCCGCCGTCACGTCGCCGGTCAGGGCGGCGCGGCGGACCTGAATCTGACCGGCCGTCGATGTATTCAGGGTCACGGCCCCGCCGCCGACCAGCCGCCGCGAGTTGGTCAGGGTCGAGGTTTCATCGTTGACCGAGATGATCGTTGACGATGTCGATACTGCCCCGATGTCGGCCGGGGCGATCGCATCGGTGCCGCCGGTCGCGTGCGAGGTCTTGTGCGTCGTCGGCGTGCGAGCGTTCGAGAGTCGCGAGTCGGTCGCCTCGACGGCTTTCCCGGCGGTCGCCGAGCCGCTCGTCGCGAAGTCGACGGTGAAGGTCCGACTCGCCTCGAGGGTTCCGCCGCCGGTCAAGCCGGTGCCCGCCTGCATCTGAATCGTGTCGCTTGCGACGTTCGTGATCTCGAGTCGATTCGTCGATGTGTTCAAGACCAATGGCGTCTGGACCGTGAGCGCCGATGGCGACCCCGTAACGCCTGACGCGTTGCCGAGCAAGGATCCGCTGGAGATCTGCTGGACCTTCGCGAGCGTGACGGCACCCGCAGCCAGCTCGCTTGCGCCAACAGCGCCCGGATTGATCTGCCAACTCGAGCCCGTGCCGGATACCGTGATGTCGCCCTTGTTGCCGTCGGTGACGCCGCTTCCGCTCGATGCGCCCTGCGGACCGGGAGTTGCGACGACAACCCGATTCACGACTTGGGTGACGATGATGTTGTCGCTCATCGCGTCACCTCCGGCGTGACGAACACCTTGCCCTCGATGAGTCGAGTGACCTGGCCTCCTCCGCTCGTCACTTCGAGGTCATAGACCCCTTGCATGGGCGCGGCGAGCGCCGCGGTCGCGGTCGACGAGATCGTGATCGTCAGCTTCCCGGCGAGCGCATCGATCGCGATGCCGCTCGAACTCGTGAGCGACAGGGTAATCGGAGCGCCATAAGTCTTGCGAATCTGCATGGCGGCCGTGTAGCCGGTCAGGTTGATCGGCTCCAGGTCAGGATCTTGCCACTCGACGACGAGCGAGAAGGTCGCGCCCTGCTCGATTGTGATGTCGTGAGGCTCGGCCAATGGGTTCTCCGGTCACTCGCACGCGCCATCGATCGCGTTGGGTAGCGGGGAGATTACAAACTGCACGGTCCCGTCCATCGCTCGACTCGTCAGAATCAGGACGGGGCATCCGACCTCGAGCGGCTTCACCTCGAAGCCCGGCGGGATGTTGGTGATCTCGACGCCGGGCATGACGACCGCCCCGTCGTTTCCGCCCTCGATCGCGGAGATCGCCGTCCCGCTGAGGCCGACCGGAGCAGTAGCCGTGCCGATCGGCGCGACCGCTTCCCACTCCTTCGTGGATGTGTTGTACCGGATCTCCTCGAAGCCATAGGACCAGCGGTTGACCTTGCCGGAGATCGCGCTCGCCGATGTGATCCTCGCGAAGAAGTACGGGTATCCGCGCCCGGGCGTCTCGAGGGTTGGGTGCGACATCGTCCGCTCGAGTCGCGATGTCTGCTGCCCGACAAACTTCGACGCCGCCTGCTGGCGGTTGAAGGCGACCGCAGACAGGCGACCGCTGCCCTTCCAGATTCTCGGTTGGTCGAAACTCATGGGGGTGGCGAAGGCGGAGCGCGATCGAGATAGTCCTTCTCGTCGGCCGTGAACAGGTCGTAGAAGTCAAACTTGCTCGAGTAGATCTGGAACCAATAGACCTCGGCGGCGTTGCCGATTCCCCCTAGCCCGTCGGTGATCGGCTTCCCGTCGATGTCGAGCTTCGGCCGTTGCTCGCAATGCGAGAGCTGGTCCCACAGGAACCGATGCGAGCAGACATACCATCCGAAGTGCTTCGGCGCGAAGCTCGGGCCGAGGTAGAGAAGGCTGCCTGGTGGAAAGCCGAGGAACTCGACTTCGTTCCGCTTGTTCGTGTACTCGGCGAAGTCGACGAAGACCGGGAAATAGTCGGTCGCATCCCACAGGATGTCGATGGTGATCTCCATCTGCCGGATCGGCCAGGGGAACGGCTTTCCCGCCTCGTCGATCTTGTCGCCGCCCATGTCGGCCGTCCCGGTCGCATCGCCGTCGGTCGGCACCGCGACGTTCAACCGGTAGATGTCGACGGTCTTCGAGCTCGGCGTCATGGTCGGCTCGCAGAAGACCGGCCCTTGATCCGCGAAGCGCAGCAGCGATGTGTAGGTCGCCGTGACGTTGTAGGCGGTTGCATTGGGAATCGGCTCGAGCTGGATGCTTCGACAGACCAATCGGCCCGTGGCCGTTTCGCCCGGCGGATACGACTCGCCGACCTGCACGCCGATGGTGGCATCCGCGAGGGCGGTCAGGACCGCGTCGGTCGACCATCCGGTCGTGCCGCCTTCGCGATTGAACGCGACAAACTTGCGGATGAAGGTCTGCGTGCCGCCCTCCCATTCGACGGTCAGCGCTTGCGAGTGCGTGTCTTCGACAATCTCGACGGCCATCAGGTCAGTCCTCCCGTGCGGAGAATCGCGTTCTCGATCCTTTGCAGCTGCGCGTTCTGTCGTCGCGCCTCGTCGATGAGCTGTGCGCTTCCGCCATAGCCCGATTCAGTCAGGCCCGCCGCTCCCGGTCCAGCCTCGGCATCGATGATGCCCTGCTGCGTCTTGTCCCATGTCGTGCCCATTCCCTTGCCCGCAGCAATGACGTCGTCGATGTCGCCGAGGATGCCCGCTTCCAACTCCTTCGCGACATCCCCAAACATGTTCGTGCTGCTGTCCGTCAGGCCCGCCGCATCGGTCGCTGCCTCGATCATCTCCAGCGGTCGCACGAGGTTGAGCAGAATCGTACGACCGAGGATCGTGATGATGTTCCAGATCATCTTGACGGCATCGGCCGCCAGGAAGAACAGGCCAGCCACCACGACCGCGCCCTGCGCCATCGCCTGCAAGGATCCGTTCGATGAGTCAAACCATTCCTTCAGCTTGATGCTCATCAGCTCCATCACAGCCTTGATCGCGGGCGCGAATGCCCGAGCGGCCTCGTAGGAGATCACTCGCCATTGCCGCGTCAGGTCATAGAGCTGCTTCCGCAACTCGACGAATCGGCTGATCGAGAGCTTCGTGATGTAGGCGAAGAATGTCCCGACCGCGACGAGGCTCAGCAGCCCGGTCAATCTCCCGAAGCCGAATGTGTTCGCGAGCCCCTTGAACGATCCGCCGATGTTCTTCGCGATGCCGCCCGCTCGCACGCCGAAGCGCTCGAGCGCGAATCCCGCCTTGCCGAGGCTAGGCGAGACGGCGAACATCGCCGCGCTCATCTTCGAGAACCCGGAATATGCGGCCTGCCCCGTGAACATGCTCTTGGTCGTTCGGCCGTAGGCGGCAAGCGCCGCGCTGTACTTCGTGCCGAAGGTCGCCGCCGAAGACCCGACGCCGGACGATGCCGTAGTCGCCATCGCCCTGAGCTGCTTGGCCGAGCCACGCACCGCCGCGATGAACGGCTGCGTCTTGGCGGCGATGTTGACGAATAGCGTGCCGACTGTTGCCATATCAGCGGTCCTTCTTGGCCATCATCCTGAAGGCCATCTCGCTCGCCGCGAATCCGCTATCCCTGTCGGTGTCGTACCACGGCATGTATTCGATCGGCGTCGCTGGCTTCGCGTGCTTCGGGCGGTTCGCGTTGAACACCAGCGAGCACAGTTGGGCAAGCAGCACCTCGATGCGCTCGAGCCCGATCGGCTCGACCTTCGCAAGCGCTGCCCACTCGTTGAGCTCCGTCGTGTCCATCGTTTCCTCGAGGTCCCTGACCGTCATGCCGAGATGCCCGGCGATCCTGAGCAGGAACCTTCTCAGGGGCCGGCGTTCGAGTTTCCCTCGATCTCCTTCGCGTCCGCCGCCGAGATGCCTGCGAGCGGCATCGCGGCGTTGAACAGCCGCTCCGCGATTCCCGCATCGATGCTGTCGATCTCGGCTCGCTGCGCGTCGGTGAACACTCGATTGCCGTGCTGATCGCACAGGCACAGAGATAGCACGAGCGAGCGGAATCCCGAGAGGCGCTGCTTCGACTCGTGCACGAACTGGTCGATCCGGTCGCGATCGCCGACGGTCAAGGCCCGGAGGAAGACGGTGTCGTTCCATTCCGGGACCTCGACCGGGACGATGCGCACGCTTCGCTTGGCGAGTATCGATTCTCGATTCATGACGCACCCGCGCAAGTGACGGGACCGGTGACCTCGAGGGTGATGGTCGCGGTCAGGGCCTCATCATTGCTCGCCTTCGGCGCGAAGCCGGTCACGAAGGCATCGAACGAGAATGAGCCGGACGGGAAAGTGACGACGCATGCGATCGGCGACGGAACGTCGGTCGTGGTGATTCCCGCGCCGAGCCAGTCGTCAGCGCTTCCGTGATGCGCCGACTCGAGCAGGATCTCGGCCGTGACCGTGCCGCCGTTCGGACGCGCCGGGATCTTGACCTTGTGCGGATCGGCGAGAGCCGTGATGTCGATCATCTCGCGAGACATCTGCGGGCCGTCGATGGACCTGACGCCCGCGATGGTGCCGCCGATGGAGAGGGTTGAGCCGTATGAGGGTGATGCTGCCATGTTCAGACTCCGATGGATGGGATGCCGTGGAAGACCTCGAACTCGATCGAGGTCGAGAACAGCGGATCTCCGCTGCCGTCAAAGGGATCTATCGCGTTGTCCTCGAGCGTGATGAATCGCACCGCGACGCGCTCGATGTCGCCGACGGTGCCCGTGATTCCGGCGATCGACTGCCGCACGGCCTCGGCGACCTGGCGAGACACGGCGAGCGAGGTCGCGATGCACTCATAGCGGATGGTCGACTTGCTGAGCGTGGTCTGCTCGGCGAGCGCCTGCTCGGCATCGCTCCGTGTGGTGGTGTAGACCACCGCGGGAAGCGCCGTATCCTCGATCCGAAGCGCCGGGAATACACGCGTGCCGACGAGCGCCTCGACGGCATCATCCTCGAGGATCATCGTCCTGAGCTCGATCTCGATGCTCATGACGGGACCGCCTGCTCTATGAGAGCCTTCATGCGCTCGGCGAGAATGCGCTGCACTTCAGGATTCTTCGTTTCCCATGCCTGGCTCATCATGTAATGGGCCCGCATTCGACTGCCGCCGGGATGGTTGAATCCGAACTCGAACAGGTGCGCGAGCTTGACGACGCCGCCGCGCTTGTAGTCGAGCATCGCGGTGACGATCGTCGCTCCGACCTTGTTGCTCGTCTTCTTCCGCACCGATCGCACGAGCGTGCCTCGAACGTTCTTCTTGCTCGGCGGGTTGGCGAACGGAAGCGAAGCGATGTTCTGCTTCGCGATCGGAACGACCACATCGAGCGCGGCACGACCTGCCTTGCCGATGATGCTCTGCTGCATGCGGCGCTCGAGCTTGTCGAAGGCGGCGATTACCTTGTCGACGCCCTGGAGCGTCACTTCGATCGGCACGCCGTTCATGCGAGGATCTCCTTCGCCATGATGTCCAGCATGATGTTTCGCTCGAGCCAGTTGGTTCGCTCGGTGATCTGGAATGTGCGGCCGTTGAAGACGATGCGCCACGCGTTGTCCGGCACTTCGCCGGTCCATCGGGTCGTGATGCGATGGGACACCGTGCCGGTCGGTACGCGGGCGAGGATCGCCTCGTCGCCCCTCATCGGCGATATCTCGGCCCACAGGTACTTGACGAGCTCCCAAGTCGTCACGCCCTGGCCGTAGTCGTCGACCGCACGCACCGGTCGCTCGAGTCGCACTCGCTTCCTGAGTCGACCGATCCTCATCTGACCTCCCCCGAACGGAACGGAAACAGCAGGGCCTGAAGGCCGATCGGCAACTCGTTACCGGCTTCCTTGCTGACCGCCTCGCGATTCTCGTAGAGATGGCCGACGAGAAGCAGCATCGCCGAGCGAATCCCTCGAGGCACATCGCCCGCATACCCGTATCCCGCCGTATACGCGACGATCACGGCATCGCTCTGCAAGGCCGTCCAAGGCCAGAGCGGGATCGACGCCGGAAGCTCGAGCGCATGATGCGTCGGGCCTCGCACGAGTCGATAGCCTGTGCCGGATACCATCGCCACGCTTGTGCCGGACTCGTTCGTGTAGGTCACGCTCGAGACGATCGTCACCCCGGGCATCGGGAGCCATAGCGGCTTGCCCCGATCGGGAAACCTCGAGAAGGTCGCGAGGTAGGTGCGAGTCACCAGCGGTCGACGGCAGAACGCCTCGGCGTGCTCGCGAGCGGCGACGATGAGGCCTGAGATCAGGGTGTCGTCGGCATCGTGATCCATGCGAAGATGCAGCTTCGCCTCGCCGAGCGTGAGCGGCTCCTCGGCGGGCGAGCTGATTTCGATGTTCGATGTCGAGACGCCTGTGTTCAGGCTCATCGTCGCGTCGCCTTCCTCGGCGGCTCGGCCTGAGTCGCACGCTCGTCGGCGACGGCTTCGGCGATCCCGGCATCGATGAGCCGACGCGCCTCGTCGGCAGGAAGGTCGACGATGTCGCCGGGCATCATGTTGACCGCGGGTCCGACGAGTTGCTGCAGGATCTGGATTCTCATTCGATGCTCCTTGCCAAGAGAAAGGGGCCGTGGCCGTCGCCGACCACGGCCCCCTTCGGCACGAGAAGACTCAGGCTCAGGCCATCTTGAGGTAGCGGAAGGCGTTGTAAACCGTCGGGATGCAGTCGACGCGCTCCATGCCGAGGTACCCGAGCTGGCCGTTGCCCGCGTACAGCTCGCGCAGGACGCGCACCGAAAGGCCGGTGCGGGTACCGATGATGAACCTCGAGAAGTCGCCGATGATGATGGGGACGGTGCCGGTCGCGACATCGGGCGCGTATTGGCACGAGTAAATCGGGATGCCCATGATCCGGTCGGGCTCGCCGAGCTTGAACGACGGTTCCCACAGGTACGACAGGAACGACGTGCCGCTTCCGGGGTTGGTGAACTTGCGGATGGCGGCAATCACGGTGTCGTTGCACACAATCGCGACGTTCGGAGTCGTTCGGTACTGGCGAGGCAGCGAGTAGATCAGGTCGATGAGCTCGTTCGCGGTGAACGCCGACGCGGTCGCCGCAGTCTTGCCCGTGCTGATCTCGCCTGCGCCGGTGTACTTGAAGATGCCCTTCGGCTGTCCGCTCGCCCCGGTTCCGACCGCGAAGCCCTCTTCTTCCTTCAGGGCGAAGGCGCGGGCCATCTGGTCGGCGACGATCGTCTCGACGCTGAAGCCCGGGCCGCGGCTCGGCGCGTCCTCGACGAGCTCCATCGACGCCTTGACGATCACGCTCAGGCGCTTCGGCGTGAGCTGACGCTGCTCGAAGGTCTGCGCGGTGTCGACCGCGACGTTTGCCGCCTCAGTGCCCCACGACGCCGAGACGATCCCGCCTTCGACCGCCACATTGGTCTTGAACGTCCCGAGCGGCATCACGGTCGCGATCTTGCGAAGCACGACCTCCTGCTCGAGGACCTTCGAGAGCACGTTGTAGAAGTCCTGGCTCGGCAGGTAGCCGCCGTCGGGATCGGAGCCTTCGCTCAGGGCGCGAGTCTCGAAGCTCGGCTTGTGGCCGTGCTGGAGGTAACTCGCGAAGGCGCTGCGGTACTCCGCTCGCTGCATGATCGCGAGGCGCTGCTCGACCGGCTTGCCGTGAGCGGCGCGCTCGGCGCGCTCCATCGAATAGGAGAGCTGGCGGCTGGCGGCGGAGCGCTTCGCGAGGTCGTGATTCGCGTCGCGAATCTTGATGAGCCTGTCGTAGCGGGAGCGGATGCCCGCGAGCTCCTCCTCGTCCTTCTTCGTCATGTCGCCTTCGCGATTCGCCCGCTCGATCATCGAGCGCATGCGATCGTACAGCTTGCCGAGCTCGCGCACGACGTCCTCGTACCCTTCGCTGCCCTTGGTCTCGGTCTCGGTCGCGGGCGCTTCGGTGGCGTCGTCCGCCTTCTGCTCGATGTCTTCCTGCGTATCGTTCGGCATTGTCTGTCCTTATCAGGGGTGTTTGATGAACGTTGCATTCCGCGGATCGAGCAGCGCGCCGTCGGTGCGCATCCGTCCGAGGAACATGACTTGACCTTTCGTGGCGCCAAGTGTTCCGTTGTCCCATTCGTCGTATCGCTCGACGCGAAACTCGCTCGTCTCCGCGATGAGGTACTGCGAAAGATCGACGAGACCCACGCTGTGGTCGGTGGAGGCGGGGACGCTGAATCCGCCGGACTTCGTCGTTAGGACGAGGTGATCGGTGAGGTGGGCCGGTCGACCGAATAGCGTGAAGATCGGCTTGCCGTCAACGATGTGCGTCTGGAATGATCCCGAGCCAAGCGGTGCCGACGTCGCGTATCCGGCAAGAACTCGATAGGCGTAGTGCGAGAGGATCCAGCAGGCATTCTCGTAGACGCCGATCCCGACCGACTCGATCGCCTCTTGGAAGTCGGAGAGCGTTAGGGTATTCGCGGCGGCGGCTTGGACGGTGCGGCTTGCATCACTCACCGCAGTCCGCATGCCGAGATACTGGTTCGTGCCGGTGCCAATGATCGCCTGCTTATGCTCCTCCTCGGCGAGTTTGCGGGCGAAGGCCATCGCGAGGAAGTCTTCGACCGAAGCGCCCGAGGCCGAATCCTCGAGCAGCTCTCGCGAGACATAGGTCGAGACGGTCATGAATCTCGGCTTGAGCTCGCGCAGCTCGGTCGAAGGCGTGCCGCCCGTCGCGAAGGTCGGGAGCGCAACCGTGGGCGCAGACTCGGTCCCCATCGCGAGAACGCCGGTCGAAGCGGCGGGAGTGCGCACGCCGACGGTCGGCTCGGTGTTGATCCATGCAGCCTGGAACGATCGCGTGCACTTCACAACCGTCGCGTACTTGCGGATCCAGCTTTCCTTCATCCGCATCGAGACCTTGTCCGCGAACGATCGCGGCGCGATCACGCTGCCGGAATCATCGGCCCCATACCCGAGTTGACGGGTCTCGCCTGTTCTGATGAACTTCGAGAAGCCGTTCTCCTCGGCGGCGCGGTCGATGAGTGACGCGTAGAGCATGGCGCTTCTGTATCAGACTCGCCGGTCGCATCATCGAGGCGGCAGCAAAAAGAACCGCCTCGAGCGTGCGCCCTTCTTGTCGGCCGCTTCCATCCGCTCGACGAGGCGCTCGGACCACGACTCGCCCGGATCTCCGCCCCACAGAAGCCAAGCCACGAATCCGGCGCTCGGGTCTTTCGGATCGTCCCACCCGGGGCGCTTGTCGACCGCATGCCTCGCGAAGTACGATCGCATCCGGCGAACGGTGTCCGGGGACAGGACTTCCCGGTTCTTGAGCTGAGTCGCACGGGCGACGCCGACCTCCGTGCCGCCCCGATTGAACTCGCGCCGGAGCTCGAGCCCGCGAGCGGCGGCGGCCGCCATCTCCTTCGTGGGCTTGAAGTCGATCCCCGAGTATCGCTCGGGTGCATCGGACGATTGGTTGCGCTCGTCGCATTCGTCCTCGCATCGCCACCGATCGAAGCTTCGGCGATCGAGCACGAGATCGGCATTGGGATTCGCCGGGAACGTGACGCACGAAACCTCGTGCAGCTCGACATCCTCGAGCACTCGAACGGTCTTCCCGTCGCGTCGCTCGAACTTGTCCTTCTTGACCTTGAAGCCGAACGACATCGAGTCGACGACTCCTTCCCTGACGGCGACCACCAGGTCGCGAGCGTAGGTCGTGTCGATCGGGTCGATCTCGACGCGAAGACCTCGCTCGTCCTCGGCGATGCGAAGAGTACCCCGGCTCATGCGAGCGAGCGGCCGGGTCGAGTCGTGATTGACGAGCGCGACGATGTCCTGCGACTTCAGGCTTTCGGAGAACGCGCCCGGGGCGACCTCCTCCCAGAAGTCGCCCATGTCGTAGGCCTCGCGAAAGGTCGACGCGTACCCGACGAGCGTCTCGCGATCGACGGTCGACGCGCCCGCCGGCGCGGAGCGAATAGCGCCGCGTGCGGTTCGGATCTCGACGCTACTCATCGCCAACCTCCTCATCGTCGTCGCCTTCGCGAAGCTCATGCACGCGCTTGACGATTTCCTCGAAGCTCATGCCTTCGAGCCCTTCGACTCGCTGGCCGATCGCCTCGGCCGCGATGTCCTCGTCGGTCAAGTCGTCGGGATCGGCGGCCGTCGAGCCGTAGGCGTCGCCTTCCTTGACGCCGACGACGACTTCGATCTCTTCCGACATCACGCCATTGACGAACTCTTCGAGCTTCATTTCGAGGGCTTCCCTTCCCATCGGGCTTCTCCGACAACGAACGGCGCTCGCTGTCCCGCAGGCAACAGCATGTCCTTGCCTTCGCCCGAGTGCAACTTCTTCATGTAGGCGTATGCCTCGGGCTCGAGATCGCGCAAGGTCTTCTGTCCCGCTTCGCCGGAATGCCATGCGCGATAGGCCTCGCAGAAGTGCTCGCCGGTCGAGGTTCGAGCGTAGGCGGAAACTCTCGCGGTCTTGCCCTTCTTCGAGATTGCCGCCCACTCATCGGCCGCCGCGTCGGTCATTCGCTGCATGTGGACATGGTGCCCGAGCTCGTGCGCAAGCGTCCCGTTGGCGATCGTGTACACACGGCCGTGCGCATCCGGCAAACTCTGTGCGCTGAGCCTGATCTCGCCCGTGACCGGGTGATACAGGCCATGCGCACCACGCGATCCACGCCTGCCGCTCGTGAGCAGCTTGCCGTCCTGGTGCGATACCGTCTTGCCGAGGCCATCGAGCTGCAACGCGGCGAGCGCGGGATCGAGGCCGACATGGGCGCCATGCTCGGCGATCGCACGCAGGATGTGCGGGCCTTGTGGATCCTTCGGGTGGATCTTGCCCTTCATCGCCTCGGCGATCTTCTTGGCGCCCTCGCCTTCGATGCCCGCATTCTTGACGATCGTGGCGTGCTCGTCGTCGGAGACCTCGGCTGGCCACGGGTGCTTTGCACCCTTCCATTGCGACTTCGCCGTGCTGAGCTTCGGCTTGGGATACGGCGGAGCAGGCGGCGGTGCCGTCGGCTTCGGCGCTTCCGTCTTGGGCTGCTCAGGCAAAGGCTGCTTGTCTTCTTCTTCCGACTTCGCCACGTGATGCTTGTAGATCTCCGTCGCCTGCTTGAACGACAACGGCTTCCCGTCCGGTCCCGTCACGACTCGATTGCGCAGGTCTTCTCTCTTGAAGCCAGGCTTGCGATAGTCGATCACATTCACGTAGTAGCCCGCGTCTGGCTTCTCCGGGTCGACCATGATCTTTACCGTGCCATGCCGTGCGTTGATGTTCGTCGGCACGCCTATTTGCGCAGCCAGCTCGGGCATTGTCGAGAAGACATTCATCAAGTATGGGTTGCCGTTCTTCGCCTTCCAATCTTCAACGTGATGTACCTCGTGCTCCCCGACATCGAGATGCGAATAGTCGAGCGCGCCGAGGTCTTCGTTGGTCTTGTTGACGCCCTTTGACTTCGCGTCGGCCTTGGCACCGGGCTTGTCGTCGTCGCCTCCGGCCCCGTCTTCCTTGCCGCAGGTGTTGCCGGGCTTGAATCCGCCCGAGCCCGTTCCGCAGCCGTCGTCTCGAATCTCTGACCGCTCGTCCGGCATGGAAACGTTTCCACCCTCGGGCGGCGGCTGCTCGCTCGCCGCCTCGGCCGCCGGGATGGTCGCCTCGGGCACCGGCTGAACCTCGCTCGGCTCGATCGCGGCCTGAGCGGTGATGATCGTCCTCGCCATCGCCGGGGTCAGGCCGCACGCGACAAGCAGGGTCTCGGCCGCCGCCGCCGCGATCTGCTTCGCGGTCACGGCGAGGAGGATCTCCTTCGCGGCGCTGATCTGAGCGCCATTCAACCCCGGCCCGTCGCTCGAATCGCCCGCCGAGGCGGTCGGCTTCGCCTCGCCGCCGGTCGCGTCCGGGGCGGCGGTCTCCGGCCCGTCGGCGGGCGGAATGTCGCCCGCCACGTTCGCGTCCGGGTCGAGCGTCTGCATGTTGAGCGGCACCCGGATGCGGTCGCCGCCATCGACCGGAGACAGGCCTTCGCGAGCGCGGATCTCGTTGATGGACAGGAATCCGGCGGAAAGCGCGGTGTTGTATGAGTTGAACCGTGCCGCCATGTCGCCACGCATCAGCTCGTCGAACGAGATCCGGGTCGTGAGCCCGTCGTCGTTCACGATGAGCTTCCTCGAGACCTCGCGCTCGAGTCGACTCGCCCACGCGCCGAGGCAGTGCTTGACGTACTCGATGTCGGCCTGTTCGGCGCTGGCGTAGCTCTGCTTGGCGCTGTCGCCGACCATGTGCGGCGGGACGCCGAAGGCGGCGGCAATCTGCTCGCGACAGTACGACCGGAGCTCGAGGAGCTGCGCCTCGTTCGGATCGATTGCCATCTTCTCGAACTTCATCCCCGCCTCGAGGATCGCGACCCGGCCGGCGTTGTCTGCGCCTGCATGCAACGCCTGCCACGACTGCCGCAACCGATCGAGCGCCTCGGGGCTGAGCGTGCCCGGCGTCGTGAGCGCGCCCGCGGGTCGGCCGCCGTTCTGGAAGAACTTCGCGACAAACTTGGTCGCGACGATCTCGAGGCCGATCACCTCTCGAGCGAGGTATATCGGCGGATCGCCGAGAAGGCCGTCGCTTCCTGGCCCGGCGAGATGGAAGACATCGAAGCCGTGCAGCTCCCGATGCCCGCCGTTCGTGCCCGCCGCGTAGTGGTAAGTCGGCGAGTTGTCGGGACCTCGAAGCACGTACATCAGGTCGGGCCGAAGCTTGAGCAGTCGGATCGGCCTCGCCGACGCGTCTCGCTCGATGAACGCATACGCGTTGCCGAACAGCAGGCAGTCGGTCAGGAGCGACTCACGGAATGTGAAGCCGCTCATGTAGGGGTTGGGCTCGTCGTTCAACAGGCGCCACAGCGGATGCTCGGGCATCGGCTTCGGAGATTCGCCTTCTTCCGCCTTCAATACCCGCCATTCCATGCGGGCGATCGAGGTCGAAATGAGTCGGACGCACGCGAAGACGGTCGGCGCTTCGCGTGCGTTCTGTGGCGTGATCTGCAGCCCGGTCTCGGCCCACGGCGAGATGTAGCCCTGGACCAGACCCGCGATCGGCTGACCGATCGGCGTGTTGTCCTCGAAGCCCTGCTTCGGCCGCCATGCTTTCGGGATAAGACCTCGGAGCGTCAGAGCCATGCGATCCCTCGGGACTCGTAGGGGCTAGGTTCTACCACCGGCGAGTCGAGCGCCACGGCGAGAGCGACAATACCGGCAATGACGGGGTCGATCTTCTCGACGCTGCGCTTCTTCGAGGGTCTCGGGTTGTTGCCATGATCGAGCTCGACGACGCAGTTGGACATCGCCCAAGTCAGGACGGGATTCCCGTCATGCCGAAGCTTCCTGCCGACGACCGCCGCCTCCCATCGCCGGGTCGGACCCGACATCGCGATGAACGACTGCGGCACTCGCTTCAGGTTCAAGCCGTCGTTGTGTAGTTGCTGCGACAGCCCGCCCGCGTTGTTCGGGTCGTATCCGACGCACTGCACGCGATGCTCGGCGGCAATGCGCTTCACCTCGGCCCGGAGAAACTCGTAATCGGTCGCATCGCCGGGCGTGAGCGTCAGGTACCCGCGCCTCGCCCAATCGAGATAAGGCACCCGATCCTGTCTCGCCCGTCGCTGCGCCCCTTCCTCGGGCGCATACGACCACGAGCGGACCCACAGCTCGTCGCCGTCGATCCAGACCGCCGTCAGGCTCGTGAGGTCCGAGACCTCGCCGAGGTCGATGCCGAGCCAGCACGGGAGACCGCGAAGCCTCGACCAGTCGATCTCGGTCTCGCACGCATCCCAATCGGACATCCGCACCCATCGGGTGTCGGCGGTCACGTGCTGATTCAAGTGGAGCGTGCGGAACGGCGTCTCATAGGACGGTTGCTCTTGGGCGCGCTTGCATTCGGTCGAGAGCCATTGTTCTTGAAGCGTCACGCCGAGCGAGGGGTTCGCGATCGCCCACGCCTCGGGCGAGGTCCAGTCCATCCCTTCGCTCGCCTCATAGATCACGGGCAGGAAGGCGGGGTTGTCGATGATGCGATCCCTGACCTTGCAGGCATAGTCGTACTGGTCGAACTCGAGCGACTCGCGAAGCGTGCCCGCGGTCGTGATCGAGACCGAAAGCGGCTGGCGTCGAGCGCCCATCGATGTCTGCACCGCTTCCCACAGTTCGCGACGGTTGCCCATCGCGTGGATCTCGTCGGCGATCAGGAACGAGACATGCAAGCCGTGGGCGGTCGGCGCGTCGCTCGAGAGCGCGCCCCAAAGACCGCCGAGCGACGGGGCCACGATGCGGTTCTGGTAGATCTCCGTTCGCGACTCGAGCTCGGGGTCGGCTCGGATCATCGACTTGGCCCGATCGAACACCAACTTGGCTTGCTTGCGATCGGCCGCGATGCTGACCACTTCCGGCGTCGGCTCCTCGTCGGCGAGCAGGTGATAGAGGCCTAATGGCGCGGCGAGCTCGGTCTTGCCGTTCTTTCGCGGCACCCAGATGCCGCACTCCCGATATCGCCGGGTCCCGTCGGGCCGAAGCCAGCCATACAGGTTCGCGACGACCGCTCGCTGCCACGGGAGAAGCTTGAAGCGCTGCCCGGCCCATATGCCCTTCGCGTGGGTGCAAAGCTCCTCGATGAACCGGATGGTGTGCATCGCGGCCTGAGGCACGAAGGTCGCATCGCCCGCGGTGGCGATCGCGTCATAGCCAGGGATCGTGTTGAACGCCTCGGCGGTCGTCTCAGCCGATCCGTCCGTGCGCTTTCGAGAAGAGGTCTTTCTTGGCATTGTTCTCCTCGGGCAGCGAGACGAGGCGGCCGCGTGCCGCCGGAGTCAGGCCGAACTCGGCGAGCATCCGACGCACGACAAGCGCGTGCTCGAGTTGGAGCGACGAGTACGGGGATCGCCTCAGCATCTTGAGCTCGCCGTTCGGACCCTTGACGGGGTACACATCGCCGAATCGCTCGAGGCGGTCGCACGAGATCCGATACCGGCTCCATGCGTGGCACAGCATCGCGAGCGCATACCCGTCGGCCTCGGTCAGCACCCGCATGCGCTCGAGGATCGGCACGAGCTCCTTCCACGCCTTCTTGCCTTCGGCGTCGAGCCACGGCGGCATCTTCGGGGCCTTCGCGGCGGGCTTCGGCTCGTGCTTCTCGCGATCGGTCGCGAGCCATGAGCCGGACAGCTTCAGGAGCGGGGTTGGCTTGCGGGGCGGACCGGGCATCTTTGTGCTCCTCGATTCAGCGTCTCAGCCACTGCTCGACCACCGCATCGGCGACGGCCTTCGTGAGTCGAGGCGGAACGGACATGCCGACCATGTACTTGCCGATGCGCTCGGATCGGGCCTGATAGTCGTCGGGGAACGAGCCGAGCCGCTTGATCTCCCGGAACGTGAGTTGCCGTCGCTCGGACCAATGGCAATAGGTGCCGCCCGATGCGATCGTCATGCAAGGCTTGTTTCCGGCGAGCCGGTAGCTCGAGAACTGCGTCTCGCGAAGTCCCGCCGCCTTCTTCGCGGTGCCGAAGTGCTTCCCTGGCTTCGTTCGCGACCACCAGAAGTGCATGTGCTCCGTGAACGCCGTCGCCTCGCGCTCGTCGGCCGTGATGTTGCCGAGGTCGGCGAGTGCTTGCGATGCGGTGACCCATTTCGCCCTCGGCGCGATGCTGAGCTTCGGGCGCTCGATGTCCTCGCGCAATGCGCAGAAGAAGACGCGCTCCCGGGTCTGCGGCACCCCGCAGTCGGCGGCGTTGAGCAGGAAGCACTGCGGCCGGTACCCCATCGCTCGCAGGTTGTCCATCACGAGCTTGGCATACCCTCGAGCGCGACCGAGAAGCATCCCCTTGACGTTCTCGGCGATCGCGACCTTCGGCCTGAGTCGATTCACGAGCGCGAGCCAGTCGAAGAACAGGTCGGACAGCACCTGCACGGCCTGACCTTCGCGGAACTTCTTCTCGCGTCCCCAATCGTATTCGCGAAGACCGATCGTGCTAAAGGTCGAGCAGGGCGGCGAGCCGTCGAGGATGTCGAGATCCTCGAGCTCGCCGGGCAACGGCATCGAGGCCAGGTCCTGAATCGGGCACCGATAGAACAGGGGCGGATGGAGATTCCACTTGTAGTGGTGCTCCATGTCGGGATCGATGTCGTTCGCGGCGACGATGTCGCAACCGGCGAGCTTGTAGCCCATGCTCGACCCGCCGCCGCACGCGAAAGTCGACATCACCCGCACGCCCCGCTTCTCGATCTTCGCGAGATCGGTCAGCCGCCAGGCGAGATCATTCTTCGGGTTCATTGAACTCGAATCCGCAGCGCGGGCACTTGTGCTCGAAGTCTTCCGACGCGAGCTCGACCTCGCCGCCGCGGTTGATGGTGCGCTGGTCGCGATGCTTGTCGGGGATCGGGCCGTGCGCAAGCATGAGCTCATCGACCGCGGCCTTGAGCGCCTCGCTGTCGATCTCGATGGATGCGACGAGCTCGGCGAGCTTGTCCGAGTCGACCGTCGCCATGCTCGCGAGCGGATCGAGCGTGGCGAGAAGCTTGTCGGCTTCCTCCTCGGTCACGTCGAGCACGAGCACCGGGACCTTCGCGTTGGCGGCGGTCTCGGCTCGCAGGTGGCCGTCGATGATCTCGAGAGTGCCGTCGGGCAGCTCGCGAGCGACGATCGCCTCGGCGAAGCCGATCTCGGCAAGCGTGCCGCGAAGCGCGTCGGCCTGTTCCTTCGGGTGCGTGCGCCAGTTCTTGGGATTCGGCCTGAGCTCGCTGGCGGGGACTCGCCGGAGCTCGCGAATGCGATCCTTGATTCTCATGTGCCGGGTTCTCGTTCGGGCGGCGGTCGATCGATCCGTCGATCGCGACGTCGCCCGAGGGTCGAGCGAAGCATCGCCCGGGCGACCGATCGGTCGATCGAATCGCCTGCAGAATCGATCCGGGCGCCTCGTGGCCGATCGACCCGTGGCTCGCCAGGACGACTTAGGACGCGCCCGGGCGATCGGGGCGGCCATTCGGTCGGGTATCGGCCCGGACGCGTCCGGGGCGATCCAAGGCGCCCGGGATCGATCCGGGGCCGGTCGACCGATCCCGGACGCGCCTCGGGCGCCTTGGACGGCTTCCGGGGCGCCCGGATCGCCGGGCCGACTTCCGACCCGCCCGCGGCCCGGACGCGTCCGGGGCGATCCAAGGCGCCCGAAATGAATCGACCCCCCGATCGGTCGGGGGGTCGGTTCGGATCGCGGCGGGTCGAGCCTTAGCGGCGGTCGGTCGGTCCGGGGTCGGTGCCGCCCTTTCCGAGGAAGGCATCGAGGTCTTCGCGACGGATGCGGATCGTCCGGTACCCGAGTCGAGCGGCGGGGAGCTTGCCGCTTCGGATCCACTCTCGGACGGTGTCGATGTGGACCCCGATCTCGGCGGCGACCTGAGCGGGCGAGAGGATCTTGTCGTTCGTGCCGGTCATAGGAGCTCCTTCACTGTACGACAGATCTCCTTCCATTGCACGGCCGAGAGCTTGTCGCCGTCGGGGGTCTCGGTCCCGAACGTCCGCTCGCAGAAGACTCGGACCCGAGGCGGCGTCGGCGTCGAGCACCGGAAATGGTCTCGGAGCGCCGTATAGATCCCTTCGTCGTTCGAGAGCCAAAGCGCGACGTTCCAGGTGGCTCGATTCGCGTAGCCGTTCACAGGTCACCCCCTTCGCGGATGTTGCATGCCGCGATCCAGAGGATGCGCATCCTGTTCTCGTCGTCGTCGGTGAGATCGCTCTCGTCCCAAGCGCCATACTCGGCGAGCTCGGCCCGGATGTCGTCGGGGTCGATCTTGCTCCAATCGATCCTCGAGCGCCCGAGCCACGCTTCGACCGCATCGTCGACTCGGCCCGCGGCCGAGCAATCGCGAGCGCATGCGGGCGGCATCGAGATCGAGAAGCGGTCGAAGTGCGCATCGAGCATGAGCGGCGGGGTGATCTCGCCACCGCAGTCGGCGCAGTACAAGCCTTCCTCGGGCGGCTCGTCGATATCGTGGATCGGGGACACCCGGTTGCCTTCGCGATCGACGAGATCGAAGGCGAGACCGTTCGCGTCGGTGCCGAGCTCGAGCGGCGGCTCACGCTTGAGCGTGCCGACGTTCGCGGCAAGGCAAGTGCATCCGGGGCAGTGGTGGTCGGAGTCGTAGGCGTAGGCGATGATGTTCATGGCGGTCTCCTTGCTCAGTCGTTGCGGAAAGAAGGGTGCGAGTGCATAACTTCGAGGGCGATCTCATACGGGTCGAGGTTGCGACGGCGGCAAGCGTGGAAGGCTTCGTCTTGCAGCGCCTCGATGCGACGGGCGACCTTGACGCTGAAGACTCGCTTGTTGCCGTCCGTGCCGTGCTCGACGAGATCGGCGGCAGAGTCGTCGAGGTGGTAGAAGCATCCGGCGTCGAGGAGAAGCTTCCAGAAGCGCCGCGCTTGTGCGACGGTCTTGATCGACTCGGGAAGGCTCGCGATGAGATTCGCGAGCGGCTTCATGTAGGTCTTCTTGCGATTCACTCGGCACCCCCTTCGCTCGACGAAGCGGCGGGCTTGTAGTTGGCTCGGCACGCAGCGATGCGCTCGAAGTCGGAGAGACGCGAGAGCTCGAGCTCGAGCTCGGTCACGGCGACGATCGCGTCGACGTTGTTCGACTCGAGCCCGCCGAGGTACAGGTGCTCGCGATTCGCGAGCCGCTCCTCGAGCCGCTCGACGCTGCGAGCGATGCGAGCGAGCGCCCGCTCGACTCGCCCGCGGGCTTCGGCGACATTGAAGCGAGCGACGGTCAGGTGCTCGTCGAGGAGTTGATCGACGAGGGCGAGGCGGTCTTCGGCGGTGGTCTGGTTGGTGTTGGGCATTGCTGTCTCCTTGTGCTTGGGGTGCGGGTTCACTTGCGGGTCTCATCCGCTTCGAGGTCGAGCACGCCGCACGCGAGGGTCGTGCGTCGGCCGTCGTCTTGGAGCGGGTGCGGGGCGAGAATGACGTCGTAGTGGTCGACGCCGTCGACGGTGCAGACTCGGACGATGATGCGGGCGGAGTACGTCATGACTTCCGCCGTGAGACCGGTCTTCATGCTGCCCGTTCGCGTCACGCGATTGGTCGATCCGAGATTCGAGAGAGTGCCGAAGAAGTGCGACATTGGTGTCTCCTTGTGCTGAGGGTGCGGGTTCAACGAGTGCCGATCCACGGCCCGAGCTCGGCGGCACGAGACTCGGCGACATTGCGAGCGCGTCGGATCGCATGAAGGCGACCGATGTCTTCCATGCAGTCGCCCGCGGTCACGGCGAGATTCCACGACGTCGGGTCCCAATCGCTCGAGCGAAGGTTGAGGAGGATGCGATCGATCGCACCCTTGAGCGAGCGGAGGTTGCGCTCAGCGCGCTCGGTCACGATCATGTCGTCGGACGCGAGCATGTTGCACATCGTGGCGACGACTTCGATCGCTTGGTCTCGGGCTCGGGCCGCGGCCGCGTGCTCGTCGGAAAGATTCGGGGTGGTGTTGGACATTGGTGTCTCCTTGTGCTGAGGGTGCGGGTTCACTTAGCGGCCGCTTGCGACTCGAAGTAGCGGCGGCTGCGGCCGAGGGCCACGAGCATCTTGCGGCGCTCGCGAGCTTCGGTCAGATCACGGATCGCGTCGGCGAGGTCACGAGCGCGGCTGTCGACGGCGTCGGTGTACACGTCGACGGTCAAGTAGTTGGCGGCTTTGTTGCCGATGTCCGTCGCCGCATTGACGAGCGTGCGAGACAGCTGCTCGACGCGACTAGCGGCGGCTCGCTCACGCATCTCGGCGCTCGTGAGCTCGCTCGCAAGGAGTCCGTTGACGATCTCGAGTTTCCTCGCGTCGGTCACGACGGCTTCGACTTCGGTCTCGCCGTCGGTCTCGTCGGCGGTCTCGCCTTCGAGATCGATCGATCCGTCCTCGTACATGAAGCACGAGACTTGCTTCGGCTCGAGAGCGCCCGAGCGGATCTCGTCGAGGATGCGCTCGAGCCCGTTGTCTTCACACAGCATCTCGACCGCTTCGCGGATGGACTCGGCCGTGGCGCGTCGCCGATTGACCGACAGGTAGTCGCGAGCGATGCGGTCGAGGTTGGTCTTCTTGGCGTTCTTCGGGGTCTTCATTGCGAGCTCCTTGCGGCAGTGCCGCGGGTTGGTTGACTGGATGAATAGTGCCGTGCTTCGCCCACAATGGAACGGCTTTCGCCTTGAATGGCGGAGAATCGCCAAGATTCTTCCACGCGCTCGCAGGAAGGCGCGTTTCTGGCTCGGAAATGGGGTCCAACCCTTGAACGCGCCCGCGCCCCG